ACCTTCATTAAATTCAGGAAACATAAGTTTACTGTACTCATCATCACTCATAGTTGCTCGTAAATATGCAGCAGTAGCTGGATCCATCATTCCTCCAGAACCTAAACCAGAAGTCATGTAGTTAGGCATACTACCTGCTCCTACACCTTCAATACCGTATTGAGTTGGTAACGTTGCTGGTCTAAGTGGGTTTTGTAAATAACCACCCTGTATTCCACTTGGTCCAGGCATACGTGCATTGTTTTCACCACCTTCAAGTCCACCGAGTGCTGTTAACCCTACTAAACCTGCACCTACTTTACCCATACCACTTAACGCACCAAAACTATCCCCTAACCCTGTGTATGCAAATTTTGAGCCTGCTGCTGGTAGACCTGCACTTGCTCCACGTAACATTCCTGCACCTGATGCACCAATGTCTTGAAAGAAGCCACCTATAGTTCCTTGCGTACCTGATTGTATTGAAGAAACCGCTGGGTTGAGACTCCTAAACATACCTGATTTATCAAAAGGGTTGAGTGAACCTAATCCACCACCACCTTTGACACCGAAACCTGCTGCCACGTTACCCATCACATAACCTTGAGCAGCACCCTTGACAGCCCCTTTAAGATTTCCTTCTTTTATACCGCCACCTATACCGCCACCTATTGCTGCACCTGCTGGTCCACCTACAGCAAAACCTATAACTTGACCGATTACAGGTGCTGCTTTTTTAATTGATTTACCTAACTTTTTAAAGAAGCCAAATTCAGGTGCACCTGTGAGTGGGTTAATTGAGTTTTCAAAATGTCCTACTTGGTATTGATAAGGGTTAATTTCATGACGCTCAAAAGCATCAAATAGTTGTCTTTTTAATACAGGGTCATCAGCTATAGGTCTAGGTAAGACCATTTCTCCAGGAGTAAGGTGACCTATTGTAGTATCTCCATAGCGACCATGCATCGCTAATTCATAACGAGCATCTGCTAAATTTTCTAAACTTTCTAGCCCTGTGGTCTGCATAACCTTTTATTTAACTCCTGATTTAGTTAATAATAACTAATTTGAACAACGTTGTATATATCATAATGAAATGCTCGTTGCTCCTGCTATTTTTAATGTTACTTCACCTACAGAACCAGTAGCAGATAACCCTTTATTTATTTTAGGTGTAGAGATAGTTATCCACTCATTACCGCTGTAAACTTCTAATGATTCATTGTTCGTGTTCCAAACTAAACTTCCTGGATTAAACTTAGCTGTGTTTTTAGTTGTGTCGTCTATTTGACGAATGTTGTCTGTGTCAAACTCACCTAGATTGATTTCTAATACTCTTACTAAACGGTTATATGTATCTGGAGTAACAACCTCTTCCATTTCTATAGGAAGCCTTGTTTGTAGTAGTCTGCTCATCTTCTGCCGTCAGTTCTTACGTCTAGTCTTGTAGCTCCCAGTCTCCAGCCTGTTGCTGTGTTTGCTGGAGTATTGTCATCGTCTGACTCCACTCTTACTACTGCTTGTCTTGCTCTAGCTCTTACGTGAGACTGTTGAGTAGAACTCGTAATAGTTGAAGTACTGTTTGTTGTTAGTGTGTCTCCAGGAAAATTACGTGTTTTTAAAACTAGATTTACCTGACCGCCATCACTGTTACTTAAAAAACGTATATCAGGAATCATTTTATTTATAAAAGCAAACTGTTCTCCGTCACCTATATCAAAATCACTAGATTCTACAAAAACATTCGTCATAGGACTACCATCATCATCGTACCCTGTTTCGTGTTCATATAGGTAAGAGTTTTCTGTAGCTCTAGGGTATGGTTCAACACCAGCATCTAACCATGCGTATCTTCTAAGTTGACCGTATGACCAAACATTTTCTGCATAATTATAAATAACGTATCTATCTATTTCATCAGAGCTGCCTGAACAATAATACCAACCCACTTCATCATACTGAGTATTAGTAAAAGCATGTGTTTTAAATGTTTGACTTGAGTTGTAATCATTAAACACATAACTTAACACACTACAAGGCACTTTTTTTACCGAGCCTGTGTATACATAAAAATTATCATAGCCCATCCAAAAAACACCATTAGGTGCAGTCACTGCTGCTTTAGGTGCGATTAAACCTGAGTTTTCATTAATTAAATTTATACCAAAAGTGAACGGTGGTCCAATAAACTGCATACTATATAAAGCAGTGTCTGTCCAGATTAATATTTCTTGCCTAGATTTTACAGCACCAATTATAGCACTACCAGAAGACAACCTAAGAGATCCTGCAGTGTTTGTGCTTCTTGGTTCAAAATCTAAATCATTTTCTTGATCACTAAAAGCTATTAACATAGGATCTATACTTCCTGTACGTGCAGAATCTACTATAGGATCTGCACCTAAAATTATTAAATGTCTATCTTTTTCTGAAGTGATTGCTTGTAGTCCAACTGTAGGAACTTGGTTAGCTCCCGTAATTCCAGAAAGCTCAACAGCTCTTGTATTTGTACCGCTATTTTCTAACCATCTATATATACCGCCACCCCTCACATTCATTATCAAATTCTCACCAAAGTGATCATGTGTCCAAAGTCTTAACTGATTAGTGGCAGATATAGCACTAGCAGAACCCCATGTACTAGCTCCCCATGTTCCTGTACCCCACCCTGTAGAAGAAACATAAACATCTAACCCCACGTTAATTTGATAAGTTCCTACTACTGAGCTACCTCCATTACCACTATCACTAGCGTTCGCTGTGACTGTAGTTCCTGATGTATCTTTAGCTGTTATTGTGTATGTGTTAAGTCCCGTAACTAACAGTATTTGATATTCTTGGTTTAATACAGTAGCTGTAACATTACCACCTAAACTAGCTGCACCGCTAAAAGTGACAAAATCATTAGTTACTGCTCCATGGCTTGTGTCTGTGACTGTGATAGTTGAACTACCATTAGTTGCGGCAAACGTTACGTCGCCTGCTGAAGTTGTAGATCTAATAGGTGTAACATCATCAAAATTAGTTCCTTGTTTAATGTAGTATTTAAAAGTTGTACCTAACCCTAAATATTTACTACCCTCTAAGGAAACCCAAGCATGAAGAGCTCGTGCTTTTCCTAAGTATGTATCAAGTGTGTCTTTTACCCAACCTCCGATTTTCTGTACTCTACCGTTTTTAAATCGTATCAAGTTTGCGTCAAACCAGCCACCTTCGTTATCGTAATCAGTTCCCTCTCTATTAATTCCAGGTCTAAATATAAATTTGCTTAATGCCATAACTATACCTCATACCAATCTTTCCCTTCAAACAAAAGAGCTTCTGCTTCTCTTCTTCTTATTAAACCTTTTAAAACTTCACCCCCAGCTTTATTCCAGCGTTTTATTTCTCTAGGGACATCGTCATATCTTTCTTGATTTAAAACTGTCAAGAGTGTAGAGTTTCTAAGATTTGTTGGTCCAAGGTTATACACCCAACAAACTAAAGAATCAAATTGATTTTGGTTTAAAGGTACTTCGACCATATCGTTAATATATCCTTCATACTCTGGCATTTCTTCTGCTAATAAATGTTCAGCTTCATCTTTATTTATTTGATCCCCTTCTTTAACTTCTTTAGTGTGCCCATATCCAATAGTCCACACTCCTACAGAATCTTGATAAGCTTTTAACTCACACCCTTCAAATTTTTTTAAAAGAGCTAAACCTTCTTCAGATATATTCATTATTTCTTCACTTTCTCCATACCAATTCCACCTACCGTTTTTGTTAGTCATCTTTATTTGGTGTGTTAGATGCACCAAAATAAAAACTAATAATAGCTGAGGCTAGTCCGCCGAGATAACCAAGAACAAGATTAATTAAAGCTTCGCTGTTCTGCTCTGGAGGTTGGATAGTTACTAAGAATATGTAGCCCATAAACCCACCTACTACAGCAATACCTATAATACGAGCTGTCCAGTCTTTACCAAATTTTCCTCTTGCGTCTTGAATATCTGCTGTTTCTAATTTAAACACGTCTACTTCTAATTCTTTCATTTTAATTTCAAACTCTGCTTCAGCTTTTTTTAGCTCAAGCATTTGTTCAGGTGTAGCGTTATCTATTGCTTTCTGTATTTCTTTAGGTTCATTTTTACAACCTAATACATCTGCAATCATGTTTGCAGCCATACCACCCATTGGTCCACCTAATGCTTGACCGAGTGTTGGAGCTACTGTGCC